GTATCTGGCCACTCGAATCTCCAAGCTTGGTGGAGAAGAGGCTTCGAAGATGCTAAGTCCCTGGAACATCATTGAATCCAAGGAAGTAAAGCTCAAAGGTCGCATGCAGCTGATGTATGAGCTCGTCGGCATTCAACAGCTTGACTACATGGATCTCTTTCAGAAGTTTGGCTACACGTATGGTGCTCAGGAACAGTACACGCTCGATCACATCGCCAAGGTTGTTCTCGACGAAAGCAAGTTGGAATATGAAGGCACTCTCGATGACCTCTATCATGCGGATCATCAAAAATTTTTGGAGTACAACATAAAAGATGTGGAGCTCGTAGATCGCCTCGAAGAGAAGCTCGGTCTGATTCAACTTGTGATGATGATGTCATACATGGGTGGTGTGAATTACGCGGACACTTTGGGAACCACGGCGATCTGGGATTCCATCATCTTTCGAAAGCTGGCCAATAGGAATGTCGTCGTTCCCTTTCAATCCGAGCCTCCATCTCATGTGCCTCAGTTTGCTGGTGGATACGTCAAGGACGTTCAGCAAGGAATGCATGAGTGGGTGCTCTCATGTGACATCAACTCGGAGTATCCTAATCTCATCGTGCAGTACAACATGTCTCCGGAAACCTACATCTCACACGTGACGATGAAGGTCGATCCGAATCAGATCATCGATGCCGTGTTGACCGGTAAGCCGCTCTTCGACGAGGATCCTGGAGTCTGTGTTGCGGCCAACGGAGCGTGCTTTCGAAAGGACGTGAAGGGCATCATTCCGACTCTGGTTGAGGAGCTGTATACTAAAAGAAAACTCGCAAAAAATGAAACCCTTTCATTAAAAAGAAAACGTGAAATTATTGTAAAAAAGATTGAACAATTGAAGCAAAATAATGATAAATAGCTATGAAAATAATAATACATTCATAGCTATATGTCACGTAAAATAAGCATCGACTTGCATATTGATACCATACTTTCGATGAATAAAACTATGAATTTACCAGAGATTTGCGAACGATTGGGAATTTCATACCGTATTGCTATTCGAGAGCTATCTTTGAAAGGGATAATTCCGATCAGACATGCATACAATAAAAACACCGCAAAGAATATAACACTGGATGACGCTATCATTTTGCGGATTGCCGGCGAACTCAAAAGCGGCGAAAGTTTAAGAGCGATATGCATAAGAGATCATCTCAATTACACGGATTTCTATAAAAGAATCCGGCGACAATTTCCTGACTTGATCAATACGAAAAATACACCGGCGAAGAGGAAGAGAATCTCAGAATCACTCTTAAAGGATTTACCGGATGAAGATATAATCAGCATGTACAGAGATGAAAAAAAGAGCTCGAATGACATTGCAAAAATTTTCAAAACTACTAATAATACGATTCTATCCAGACTTAAGCTTCATGACATTCCATTAAACGATCAGAGTGTTTATTGGACCGACGATAGAAAACAGCATGCTAGAAATCTTGCGAATAGTGGTATAATTGGAGTGCATCGACCTGGCATTTCAAATTCATATTCATTCACCAAGCCTGAGAGAGATTTTGCTGTATGGTGCAACTCATTTGGAATTGAGTATGTTAGGCAATATCAAATTAAATCGAAGGGTCATAGATATGATTTCTATATTCCTTCAAAGAAACTTCTCGTGGAGATAGATGGTGTATATTGGCATCAGACCGAAGAACAAAAAATTAAAGATTCAAAGCACACAAAGGATGCTATTTCTGCCGGTTATCAAATAGTCAGATTTACCGACGTCGACATTCAGAAAAGCAAAATGGAGTGCTTTGAGAGTATAAATGATGTGAATTTATGAGTGAATTTTTATTATTGCAAAAGGAATTGAAAGAACTCGATACCCAGATTTCTAACTTGGAAATCGAACAACAGTCACTGAAGGTACTTCTCAATAGTTTGTACGGAGCACTCGGAAATCGTTTTTTCCGCTACTTCAACATTAAGGTGGCCGAGGCCGTGACTCTGTCCGGTCAGACGACGATTCGACTGGCCGAGCAGACCGTCAATCGCTGGGTGTCGGCGATGATGGAAGAAACGAAGCCAAAGGATCGTGTGCTGGCCGTCGATACGGATTCCGTGTACGTATGTCTGAAGGACGTCGTTGACAAGTTTAAGCCCAAGGATTCAGTGGCTTTTCTCAATGAATTCTACGAGAAGGGTATCGGTCTGGAACTAACCAAGGCCTTCGACGGACTGGCCAAGACCACTTACGCTTACGTGAATCGCATGGAGATGAAGCGCGAGGCCATCGCGGATCGTGCGGTATGGACGGCCAAGAAGCGGTACATTCTAAACGTTCTGGACAATGAGGGAGTGCGGTACACGGAACCCAAGCTAAAGATCATGGGTATTGAAGCGATCAAGTCGTCGACTCCGGCCGTCTGCCGTTCGGCCATGAAGCGCATGTTCAAGATCATTATGACTGGCAATAAGGCGGCTACTCAGGAAGCCATCGCGGAATTTCGCAAGCAGTTTTCTTCCATGAGTCCTCGAGAAGTCGCTTTTCCTCGAGGAACTTCAGATGTTGATGGTTGGCAGAGTAATGGAACCATCTATCAGAAGGGAACACCGATTCACGTTCGTGGAGCACTTCTGTACAATCACTGGATCGAGGCCAAGGGCCTGACATCCACCTATCGAGGCATTCAGTCTGGCGACAAGATTCGCTTCGTGTATCTGAAGATTCCAAATGAGATTCAGGAGAACGTGATCGCCTTTCCGGCCGCAGGAGATCTGCCGAAGGAATTCGGCCTACATAATTCTGTCGACTATGACACTCAATTCGAGAAGACGTTCTTGGAACCTCTCGATCTGATTCTAAAGTCGATCGGCTGGACGTCCGAAGATGTCGGTAGCCTTGAAAGCTTCTTTTAAGATTATGACGAAAGCAACAGATAACAACGGTCAATACTGGTACATCGGTCAATACACCATTCACAGGTCATCGACGACCGCAAATGAGACATTCGTCGTGGCATTCAACAATCGATCGATTGGAGTGTTTTCAAATCTGAGCGCGGCGATCTCCGAGGTACTCATCGAGCAAGGATGGTCGTGCCGACATATTTCCGAATGGGCCGAACATATCTTCAAGGACATAGCATGAAAGCAATACTAGAATTCAATCTGCCCGAAGAAGAGGAACAACACGCTGATGCCATCAATGGTACACAGTACAAGTTCGCGATTCAGGAGCTTGATGAATACCTACGGCGTCGACTCAAGTATGAGAAACTTTCCAACTATGATGAAGTCAATGCGATTCGCACGGAACTTCACAACATTCTAAATTCTCGAAACTTAATCATCAATCAATAATCATTATGAGCTTAAACTGGAATCAAGACATCAAGGATATGCATAAGCATTACGGCGTGAAGACCAAGACTCTCACGCTATCGAAGGAACACCTACGCGAGTACCTCAGCTTTCGCTTTCGCTTTCTGCAAGAGGAACTCAATGAGGGAATGAAGGCCGTTGAGGCCGGTGATGCCGAAGAAATCGTTGATGCGCTGATCGATCTCTGCGTCGTAGCCATCGGCACTCTGGATGCATACGACGTCGACGCTCAGGAAGCTTGGGAAGAAGTTCTGCGCGCCAACATGAACAAGAAGGTTGGCATTAAGGCGTCTCGTCCGAATCCTTGGGGACTTCCGGATTTGATAAAAGAGCCGGGATGGAAAGCGCCTGATCATTCCAACAATCATGGAATCATTTCGAAGGCATACGAAAAATAAACGTTTACGTTTGCCGAGCTTCATGGTATGATGCTCATACTTCATCATGATAGCTTTGACTATATTCAAGTCGATCTTCGATAACAAGACTCATCGTCGAATGGAATTCGATTCCTTTGACGAGCTTGAGTCGCTTTTATATGAGCTGTCCAGAGTCCCCGGATACAAGCCCAAGAAGGAAGAAAGATTCTGCAAGGATGCGTCTCCTCTGATCACTCCGGCGATCTTCAAGCCAGGTACCACTAGATCTAACGCCAACGTCGACTGCTGGGCCAAATGGGCGGCCATCGACGTCGATGAGTATCCAGTCGGTGGCTATGACGATGCCGTGAAAGCGTTTTCGCTCTATCGCTCCGTGATCTACTCGTCGGCCTCTTCGAAGAAGGAGCATCCGAAGTTTCGAGTCGTCCTCGAGTTAACTTGTGCGATTTCGGCCGATAAGATCAGGCACTTCTGGTATGCGCTGAACAAGGAGTTTAAGTCCCTGGCCGATCCGCAGACCAAGGATCTCAGTCGCATGTACTATGTTCCGGCTCAGTATCCAAACGCGTACAACTTCATCTTCTCGAATAAGGGTCCGGCTCTGAATCCATATGAACTCATGAGCCGATGGCCATATGTCGAGAAGCATTCCACTGGAATCCTCGACAATCTGCCAGAACACGTGCAGAAGGCCATCGAGAAGCATCAGAGAAGTCAATTGACCAATGGTCATAAGTATTCGTGGACATCATACCGTAACTGTCCGTTCGTAAAGCGCGAGCTCATCAATCAGTATCGATCGATCTCGTCGACCGGCTGGTACTTGAAGATGTATCAGGTCATGTCCTCGATTGCCGCCACGGCGATTCGTCGCGGATATCCAATCACGGCAAGAGAGATCGCCGATCTATGTCGTGAGCTCGATCGAGATACCGGATCGTGGTATAAGAATCGAGGCATGGAGACCGAGGCCGCGCGAGCCATTTCCTTTGCACTTCGTGGAGCGTCTAGATAATTTTATGAATGTCGCCGTCATTACTCCCTACTACAAGGAAGATCCCGATACTCTGGTCAGATGCATGCGTTCCGTGACGAGTCAGACTCACCCATATGTGTCTCACTTCATTGTTGCGGATGGTCATCCTCAAGCCTGGATCGATGATTTACCGAGCGTGAAATTCGGCAAGAATCGTCATTTTTCGATTCCAAACTGCGGAGACTATGGTGACACTCCACGAGCGATTGGTGCGGCCATTGCCTGTAATCAAGGATTCGACGCCGTGTGCTTCCTCGATGCGGACTGTTGGTATGAATCCGATCACGTAGCCGAGGCTATATCTAAAGTTACGGATCAGACTCCGATCGTTACGACTGGAAGGACTTTGCGAGATCTGCAAGGTGAAGTCATTGCCACGTGCCTCGAATCCGACGGCGTTAACTTTTGTGATACGAATTGCTATCTGATCGCTCGATCGGCTTTCAATCTCATCGGATTCTGGACATTTAAGGAGAAGAAACTCGGTATTATCGGAGATCGTATCTTCTGGCATCATTTGCCTAAGCAACATGTGGCGAGATCTTTCAAGCCTACGGTAAACTATACGACTAAGTTTGCCGTTCATTATACCGGTCACGGCAAAGTTCCTCCACCTGAGGCCATCGTCTTCGTCAATGGAGCAGATGGACTACCTCGTGCGGAAAAATACTATAAATGATATTATGATTACGGCACTCATAGGACCTAATGGGAGGTTGGGCAATCAAATGTTTCAATATGCGGCTCTGATGGGCATCGCGACTAAACAGAATCTCGATTGGGGAATCGATCGACGATATGGAAATTCTCTTACGTGGAAAGAATTTCCGATTGATAATACCTTTCACGCCATGACGGTTGATAAGGCATTTAATCTGTCGTGTAAGGATTGTGTTCCTGGCGAGTATAAGTTTGCCATTGAGAATAGTCCAAATGAATTTCATTTTCAAGAGAAATTCTTTCATACAGGTGATAATGTATGTCTACGTGGATACTTTCAAACTCATCGATACTTTGAACACATTGAAGATCGGGTACGACGTGAATTCACTTTCAAACCCGAGATCATCGAAGAAGCCAAGAAATATCTTCGTCCTGATCATGAGACGGTATCGATTCATGTTCGGCGAGGTGACTATGTGCAAAATACATGGCATGGCTTATGCGATGAAACATATTACCATAGGGCCATTGAAGAGAACTTTTTGGATAAGCCATATGACTTCGTCTACATCACGGACGATCCGGCATTCCTGGGGCAAAAGATTCGTCCGAGCGATTCGGTCCGTCTTTGCACGGCTAACAATCAGTTCGTCGAGCTATGCCTGATGTCCCTGTGCCAGCACAATATCATCGCAAACTCAACGTTCTCATGGTGGGGAAGTTGGCTAAACTCTAATCCAAATAAGAAAGTTATAGCTCCGTCTGTGTGGTTTCGTCAGCACCTGGCGGAGGCAAATATCAGCGACCTGTATCAGAAAAACTGGATCATTATATGAAATTCTTCTCGACCTTCATACCACCTTCTCTTTATGAGAAGACTCTTCTGACTGGAGAAGACTTCATTCTTCCGAGCAAAAAAGTCGACTTCTCCGATAGGAACGTTACCGTATTCACCGACTTTATTCCGAATACAGATCAGCTGAAACTTAGCGCATGTAACATACTCGTCATACAGGAACCGAATCAATTGTTTGGTCTACACGACTGGGCGATCACAAATCATCGAGCTTTTAATTTGATTTTGACTTGGGGAGATTCAATACTGTCAAAGTGTCCAAACTCCATGATGTTTCCCTTTGGTACGTCTTTCATCTGGGACAACAAGCGGACATATCAGAATATCAGCATCAATGAAAAGAAGTTTGAAACTTCATTTCTTTGCGGTGTCAAGAATGCCATCGAGGGTCATCGGCTTAGACACAGCATCTTCAACTCTCGATCTTCAGTGACAACTCCAAACAGCTGGATCTTTCAATGCGAACCTCAAGACAAAGTAGTATGCTGGAAAAGCATGTTCCATATCGCGGTCGAAAACTCGAGGAATAAGAACTACTTTACGGAGAAAGTGATTGACAGCTTCCTGACCAAGACCGTTCCCATATACTGGGGATGTCCAAATCTATCAGACTTCTTCAATCCAGATGGGTACATCACGTTCAATGACGAGAACGAACTCATTCAAATCGTCAATGGTCTAACGGAAGAAGACTATCATAAGAGGAGTCAGGCAATCGAAGATAACTGCCGGAGGGCTCTCTACTGGGGTGACTATTTCTATCGCCTGAGTGAAATACTTGAGAATCTAAATCTACCCAAGCTATGAACGATCCGATCGTATCGATATGCATTCCAACTTATGAAATGGCCGGTCAAGGCGTCGCTTACCTTGAACATTCATTTTCAATACTAACTCGTCAGACATTCAAGTCTTTCGAAGTGATCGTGTCCGATCAGAGCATCGACGATGGGATCAATCGACTATGCGAACGATGGAATGATCGTTTACTCATTCGATATGTTAAAGCGATGAATCGAGGTAACTCTTCTCACAATACCAACAATGCGATTCATCACGCATGTGGAAAGGTGATAAAGCCACTCTTTCAAGATGACTTCCTAACTTCCGATCGAAGTCTTGAAGCAATGATGTTCTGTTTCGCGGGAAGTCAAAACTACTGGTTGGCAACGGCTTCATGCCAGTCTCCGGACGGTGTCAGGCTGGAACGACCGAACTTTCCATTCTATCATGATGAGATTCAATATGGCACAAATACTATCAGCTCGCCGAGTGTCATTATGTTCAAGAATGAAAACGTCCTGCGATTCGATGAGAATTTGATATGGCTGATGGATGTCGACTACTATAAGCAGCTGTATGATAAGCATGGGCTTCCAGCGATCTGCAATCAGATCACGGTGGCAAATCGCGAGCATTCGAATCAGATAAGCTCGTCTTTGGTTAGCGATGCGAAGAAGCAATCTGAACTTGAATATGTAAGAAGAAAGTACGTGCGCACATGAGATTCAAAGCAATTTATGTGATGACTCCGGCTCAGTATCAGGCCGGAGGGATCGAATCATTGTATCAGTTGATCGACGGCATCAATCGACTTGGAGGTAAAGCTATACCGATCTTTGATCGTCATTGCTCGAATCCGGTCCTAAACATCTATGCTCACTACAAGTTTTCAGAGTATGGATTCTCTGTTCCAGACGAAGCTGAAAGTCTACTAATCGTTCCTGAAGTGTGGACCGCGATGCTTCCTTCATTCAAATCGATATCACGGGCTATCTGGTGGCTAAGCGTTGACAACAATCATTCTAAGTTTCAGGACTTTCACGACACCTCAATTACTCACTTCTGTCAGTCGCGGTACGCTTACGACTACGTCACTCGCAATGGAGCTAAGAATGTTCACATGCTGAACGATTACATCTTTGGTGCCAATACGATTCAAGACATTCCTCTATCAGAGAAGCAAGACTTCGTATGCTATAATCCGGCCAAGGGGTACGAAGTGACGATGCAGATCATGACGGAGAATCCGAACATCGACTTCAGACCGATCTCAGGACTGAATCGAGAACAGGTCATCGATCTCCTGTGCAAGAGCAAGATTTATATAGACTTTGGGAATCATCCTGGAAAGGATCGAATCCCTCGTGAAGCTTTGCTTTTCGGTAACTGTGTTATCACAAATCGTAAAGGTTCAGCGGCTTTTAGTGAAGACGTAACGGTTCCAGACATGTATAAACTCGGCGATCACCGAATGATAGGTGAAGTGATTCGACGATGTCTGACTTCATATGAGACGATTATAGACGAATTTGCTAATAGTAAAAACATTCTTAAACATCAATGTTCTGACTTGGACATGCAAATCAAGGAATACTTATTATGAACGATCTAGGACCAAATCAAGAGATTCTAGCACAAACCGTCGATTCGCTTGGATCCGACAGAATGTTTGTGGATCTAGGCGTTAGAAGCGGAGAGTCGTCGATGATGATGATTCGCGATGCTTCTGCTCGAAATAATAGAGTGCACGGAGTCGACATTGACTCTGCTCAGGTTCCATCTTATCTGACGAATCATGAACGATATGCATTCATACTCGGAGACTCAGTTACGATCGGCAAACACTGGAACAAAGGATCCATCGACCTGCTCTTCATTGACACGTGCCACATCAAAGAGCAGGTTCTTTGTGAGCTATTCTTCTGGTTCCCTCACATCAGGGAAGGTGGCTATGTCGTATTCCATGACACCGCATGGCCGAAAGACAAGCACGATATGTACGGAGGCATAGTCTGGGAAAGGCCAGAAGAAGCGGTCAAAGCGTTCTTCGGCATCTCGAGTCTGGATCAAAAGACTGAATTTGTCGAGTCGAAACATTATCCGGAATCATGGGGAATGACGTTCGTGCAAGTGAAAAAGCAATTTTCTCCTCAGCAGAACTTCAAAGATTGGCAGGCTACATTTGAGAAACGAAACCATCTCCTCGACATCCTGACGAAGACCATACGTCTGCCTGAATTTGAAAAGCTATGAAAGTTAACGTCGTCGGATGCGGCCTCTCTGGCATCACGGCCGCACGACTCCTGACCGATGCCGGACATGAGTGCCGCATTTTCGACTCGCGCAAGCACATCGGCGGTAACTGCTATGATTCCAATGTATGTGGAGTGACGGTTCACAACTATGGCCCTCACGTCTTTCACACGGACGATGAGCGAGTGTTTGAATTCCTATCCCGTTTCACAGAATGGACTCCATTTAAGCTTCAGCCGAAGGGAAACACTCGCCTTGGGCTAGTATCGCTTCCATATTCTCGAAAGACCGTCGCCGAGATTGGTCGCGAGCTGTCTCAGGAAGAGATCATTGAGTATATGTTTCGTGAGTACTCCGAAAAGCAATGGGGAGTTCCGTTCGATCAAATCCCAGCAAGCATCACGAATCGCATCCCGAAGACCAAGGATTGTGACGATCCCACCTGGTTCGAAGGCCAGAAGTATCAGTGCATTCCCCGAAACGGATACACGAAAATGTTCGAAGCCATGCTCGAAGGCATTCCTGTAGAGCTCGGATGCGCCTCAGACGAATGGAAGAAGCACTCGACAGACCTGATCGTCTACACTGGAAAGGTCGACGAGTACTTCAACTTTCGATTCGGTGTCCTTCCTTATCGTTCTCTCAGATTCGTTCATAAAGTAACGAGTGAGCGCATGCCGTTTTGCATTCAGAACGAGAACAATAGAACGAACGACTACACTCGAAAGTACGATCACGGTTACTTCACTGCAAATCATGAAGGATTGACTGTCATCACCGAGGAGTATCCTCAGACTTGCGGAAATGAAGACGTTCCGTTCTATCCAATCCCATTCGGAGAAGGCCTGAAGGTCTATATGGAATACAAGAAGCTGGCTGATGCGGAGAGGAAGACAATCTTCCTGGGACGATTGGCAACCTATACTTACCTCGACATGTGGATGGCCGTCAAGCAAGTGATGATTCGAGTCGATCGAATTCTGTCGTAATTTCGCCGTGTACTTCTGAACCTTTCATGGTAATATGATCTGGCAATGGACGAAGATGATCAGACATACGGACTGATCGAGTGCCAGTGCTGTCACGACCTACACGACGTCTTTCAGATGCGTGTAGATGAGTACGGCAACTGCTACTGTGATCGATGCATGTCTGAATCCATCGTCATAGATAAATCACAACATACATGAACAACAACTCCAAACGTAATAAACCTGCGATCCTCGAAGTCAACATCGGTGCCAAGCGAAAGTCCAAGAAGCCCAAGGTGGCCGCGTCGGCAAGTCGATATGGCAAGTCGGGTCCGAGTTTGCTCGAGCAGTCATACATCTGTGGCCATCGTCCTCGTCCGGCCTAAATCTTAATGCGTTGCGGGTCAAGTCGATTGGACAGGACGTCCTCTCTGATCGATCAGGGAAACCGCCCGCGACGCTCCAATTTATCCCGTTCCTTTGCCGGACGAGATTCGGGAATATACTAGGCGATACGCTGAGGAAAGCTCGAACGAAGTGCAAGTGGGCAAATACTGCTGAAAATTCCGGTGGACACTTGCAGCGGGATATTTAATTTAGCGGGTGTAGCTCAATTGGTTAGAGCGCTGCCCTGTCACGGCAGAGGTTACGGGTTCGAGCCCCGTCACTCGCGCCATATGTTTAGAGCGGTAGCGGAAGTGAGTAAGTGGCCGAATGACTGAGATGCGGCCTTTCATGATAGAATTATCTCAGAATAAATTTTAACTGCAGGGTAGATCAGTGGTAGATCGGGTGGCTCATAACCACCAGGTCGGCGGTTCGATTCCGTCCCCTGCTCCCAATTTGCCGAATCGGAGGACAAGGGGCTCCATGCCCCGTCCGGTAAGATACTAGTCACTCGACAACGGCTTACTCCGATTCGGCTCGATTTTTTTATTATGACACCTAAAAAACAAAAATCCCTTTACGACAAGTATCCAAAGATCTTTGCCTCCGCGTCGAAGCCAATGACGGAGACGTGTATGTGCTGGGGAATCGAATGTGACGACGGATGGTATGACATCCTCGACACACTCTGTGCACAAATTCAACATCACTGTGATCGTGATGAATATGTTCCTAAGTATAGTCCGATCACTTACTGGGTATTTCGTGAGTGGCATCGCTTCTACAATCGATTCATCGATCGTTGGGCTTATCGGCACTTCATCACGAAGGCCGGAGTTCCACAAAGCTTTCCGGTAAGTTCTCCTGAATATGCTCGATATGACGGTCAATGGAAGAAACTGGTGGCTTTTCGAGACAGATGGGACGCCAGATGGATATTTTACCTAGAGCTCTCTGGTCGAAAGGTTCATCCTCAAGTTACCTTTGAACAGGTCAAGGAGAAGTTCGGAACTCTGCGTATCTACAAGAATGTCTCGGACGAATATGTGGATGGCTTGATCTCCATGGCCGAGTCCTGGTCCGCACGAACATGCGAGGCCTGTGGATCAAATCATGATGTGAAGTCGAGGTCCAATCACTGGATCGCTCTGCGTTGTCGTGAGTGTCGAGACAACGAGACTCAGAACTATAACTAATCCATCGACGCTATGGTCTAGCGGTTAGGACTTCTCCCTCTCAAGGAGACAGCTCGAGTTCGATTCTCGATAGCGTCACCATTTACAATGCAACATACAATGCAACACATCTACACGATCAATGGAATCATCATCGACTTAGTCGTGATCGTATACCTGATCAAGGACTTCATCGACCATCAAAAACGCCCATGACAAATAAAGAAAAGCTTGGACGATTAGGCGAACTATTGCCGCACGAACGGGAATACTGGTCGGCATTCGTCACCCACGACCCAGACGCCTGCGCTGGTAACCACTGCCCCGTCCACAACCCGAGCAACCACACGATGCGCTACTGGCCGCTGAACTACCGCACCGACCGAGGCATCACCGAACGAATCTGCCGCTGCGGAGTCGGCCACCCCGACCCCGACTGCCAACGCGCCCAAAAAGACCCGACGCATGGCTGCTGCGGCTGCTGCACCAACCCAAACTACTACAAATGAACGTCTGAAGCCGGACTATCTCTGAGAAACAATTTACTATACTTCAGCGGCTCAATGCCGTATGATGTCTCTTCATTTTATGTCACCTATTCTATCAACATCTCGTGAATCGATTCGCGTCTTACAAGAATGTATTGAATTGCAGACTCGTAAAGGCGTGGACTATCAAAATGCCGTGTCTCGAATCAAGCAAGCCGATTACTATCCAAATGGCATTTTGACTCTGATGGACATCGTCCATGCCAAGAAGCTTCGTTTGGAATCCGTGGTTTCAGCCATGCTAAACGATCCAAACTATCAACCCAACTTCGAATCGATCGAGGACTCGGCCAAGGACATGGCTAACTATTGCTCGTTCATCGTCTCATACTGTCGAGGCAAGATGGATGGTCAAAAAGCAAATCATGACATTTTTAATCGTCCCAAGAAGGAGGTCAAGGGATAATGTGGAACATCAATAACATTCGCAAAGAGTTCTCGGATCTTTTGAGGAACGAGAACTTCACGATCGACAAGACCGGAGCTCTGACCGTCGAGATCATTGGAGTTCAATTCATGGCCGATGAGCCGACGATCTTTGGCTCCGTGAATGACGACTACGTGAAGCGTGAGCTTCAATGGTATGAGTCAAAGTCACTAAACGTGAATGACATTCCCGCCAAGGTTCCAGAGATCTGGAAGAAGATCGCGACGCCCAATGGATTGATCAACTCGAACTATGGATGGTGCATCTGGTCGAAGGAGAATGGTAGTCAATATGACGGATGCCTGAGAGAACTCATCTGCAATAAGAATTCACGTCGTGCGATCATGATCTACACGCGTCCTTCCATGCATGAAGACTTCTGTAAGGACGGCATGTCGGATTTCATCTGCACGAACACGGTTCAGTACTTCATTCGTGAGAATTCCATGCATGCCATCGTCTCGATGCGAAGCAACGATGCCTGGGCTGGATATCGTAACGACTACGCCTGGCAGCTTCATGTATTGAAGAAGCTTCTGAATGACTACAATCGTTTGACGGAATCCAACGTCGATCTGGGTCACATCGTCTGGAACGTTGGAAATTTACATGTCTATTCGAGTCAGTTCTATCTGATCGATCATTTCGATCTGACTGGACAGCACTCGATAAGTAAGGAAGAATATCGTAAGTTCTATCCTAAAGTACGCCCCTATGCAAACTGAAGTCGACAAATGGGACATAAGATTTTTGGACATGGCTCGACAAGTCGCATCATGGTCCAAAGATCCATCGACTCGTATTGGAGCGGTTGTTGTTCGAGATCGAAAGATTTTGTCTACTGGCTACAATGGCTTTCCTAGTGGAATTGAGGATAATCCAGATCGTCTAAATGTTCGTGAAGTCAAATACAAGTATATTGTTCATGGCGAGATGAATGCGATCTACAACGCGGTCGAACATGGTGTTTCTCTGAAAGGAGCAACTCTCTATGCCACTGGCTTACCAATTTGCTCTGAATGTGCCAAGGGAATCATTCAGGTTGGTATTAAACGCGTGGTCGTTCCACGACAGATCGTGGCCGAGCAATGGATTAAGTCATGTGACTTTACTAAAGAACTCTTTGCGGAAGCCGGAATTGAATACGATTGGATTCAATATTATGAAAATTGAAGCGACTCCATACTATCAGGACTTTCTGCGGTATTACGATCTGGCTCGAGAGCAACAGACCAAGTGCAATGTCTCCTCTCTGCCTCCATACGGAATGATGACTCATCGAGAATCGAAGATGGGTGATGATCTCATGGAACATGTCGAACTGTACGACGTCGTCGAGCGTAAGTATGCCGGATTCTCTCAGATCGTCAATGATGTCTTCTATGGATGGACCGATCGTCATCCGTACTGGAAGAAGATGCAAGCCGGAATGATCACCGAGCAGAGGAGTCAAGTGGCTCATGACTGGACTGGAAAGCATGATGACTTCTCTCTGGCCGAATGGCTCTACATCTTCATCCTTCATCGAGTGTGTGGTTCTGGCATCAACTACGCTCAGAAACCCTCGGGGTATCACAACACGCTCCTCTTCAAGCTTCATCGAGCCAAGACGATCGAGGATATGTGCGAGATGGTCCGTCATGAGTCGAACTCATTCTACACATCCGTGGGTTATCAGTTTCCGGCGTTTCCCAAGCCTTCATCGAAGTACAAACGTGGAGGAGACTACTTCCTTTGTGAGTATGCTCCACGACTGGCACGAGATCTGGCCGATTGGCTCGTGAAGGGTCAGAAGAAGACTCTTCGAGAGATCGGAAGCTTCATGCTTGACTGGAACGTGCGAAATGGCCTGAGACAGTATCACTTTCAGTACGCGGCGATCGTGGCCGACATCGCCGACTGGTATCCTCAATACGTCGTTCGCGACTCGATGTTCTTCTATGGTTCCAATGCGATCGAATGTATCTCGTACCTGGCTCGTCCCCTCAAGAAGATGAAGACCGAAGACTTTCTAGACTCGGTCATGGAGATGGCATGCAAAGATACCGGCAGTGTGCCTTACGATTGCGAAGATGTTTGCTGTGACTACATTCGTTGGGTGACATCGTATGTTCGCCTGGGAGAAGCCTACAATACGATCGATCGAGATCGAGTATTCAGTTCCACGAAGATCATTCATCCGTACGGTCGTCAGCTTCCTATGCTTAAGCTCGGCCTCGTGAAGACGTTCAACGATTCAACACAGAACTTCTATTACGACGAGGTGCTGAAGGCGAACAATCTGACTCCACAGGCCTACATCAAGCTTGTTCAATCCCATTCTGACTTCAAGGACTGGATCGGAGTGCCTGATAAGTTCCCCACTAAATAATTTTGCCATGAAACCATATACGATAGTTACGGATGGAAGCAACAAGGATATTCCGATGGGCATGTCTCGATCTGAGGCCAAACAATACTATGCGGAGATCTGGGGGACGTTTAAGTCCAAGATCGCCGAGCCGATCGTTGAACGCCTTAAAGATAAGTACATTTTGCGCGCGGATCTGGCACCAGGTGGACTAAAAGCCTTTGGCGGAGAGCGAGTGATCGCCGAGACGAATAAGGATACGCTCGTGTACTGCGCCCCTCGCCAGGGTCATGCTCCGGATGCTATTGCGATGCTCGCGGAGATGTATGGTAAGAAGTGCGTCTTCTTCTGTCCGGCATCCTCGGAAGTTTCCAATCATCAAGGATCTCTGGCCGCGTATTCACATGTAGACCTTCGATTCTTCAAGATCGCCGCGATGCCGGTTCTCAACTCATATGCACGTAAGTGGGCCGAGGCCAACAATGCTCAATACCTTCCATTTGGTCTGACCGGAAACCCCATGGTCACGGCTGGCTTGGCCAACATGGCCAATACGATTACAAAAATCATCGGCGATGAGCCCACGGAAATCTGGTGTGCGGTTTCTACTGGCACGATGGTCCGTGCATTGCAGATCGGATGGCCGACGGCTCAAGCATATGGAGTCGCCGTGGCTCGAAACATTCATAAGGGAGAGATCGGCGATGCCAAGGTGGTTTCGGCCACGATGCCATTTTTGACTCCTCATAAGTGTGCCAAGACTATGCCGTTCCCGTCCACGGCCGCATACGATGCCAAGGCATGGGAGGGATTCGTCAAAGACGGAAAGCCAGGTGCGATATTCATCAATGTCGGCTCGGACGCTCACATCAATCGCAACCTCTCGAAGGTTGACGTGAAGCGCATCAACTCTCAGCGCAAGTGGAAAGACTTCGGTGATCTGGACCGCAGTCGCATGTGGAATGAATAATATAAAATATGAATAGAGAAATTAAGTTTAGAGTCTGGTGCAATACCACCAAACATTTTACGGATATTCCATTTTATTCCTGTAGTGGTGGACAATTACTATGGCATCACACAGGCAATCAAATAACAATATCCAATATTGATGATGGCGATTATGTGATTCAACAATACACAGGACTCAAAGATAAAAATGGTAAAGAGATATATGAAGGTGATATTGTAAATTTCACTGAATATGGAATGACTCATGGGCCTGAAGCCGAAAATGTAAAAAATGCTGAGGTGTGGTATTCATCTGAAGATTGTGCGTTTGCTTTTGGAAAATACAAATCTGCAGATTATACATGGTGGTATTCGATGGTGGATGTTTTGTGCGATTTCGAGGTGGTTGGCAACATATTTGAAAATAAGGATTTACTAAAATGAACGATAAAGACACAAATATCAACAAAACAATGGAAGCCCAATCAATCGCGTGTGACCATTCAAAACGTCACTTTCACTGGACTAATACCGCTGAATATCAATTGGAGTATTGTCCTGTTTGTAGCCATATTAGAAATTTTTGGTTTAAGTCGTTTTGGAAAAGATTGAAATCTCTGTTCAAAAATGAGACCCTATAATTTATCTAGATAAGTAATAATTCGGATCGAGATAAAAAAACAATAAACAATATGAGCAACGAAACATACACACGGGAAAAAACGGTAAAAATCAGTGACTGTCACGGCTACTATCATTGGCTCGTCGAGCAGGATCAACAGGCCCCGGGGTTTGTTACGCTGAAGTACATCGAGAACGAGGAAGACGTAACGACGTTTACGTTCGAGCCTCGCGCGGCTCGTCTGATCGCTGATTCGCTCCTCGAGATCGCCGATTCAGTCGAAGAACGCGAATAACATGAGTCTCGAGCCTTTCATCGAGGGATCCATTCCCTATCGCAACATCGAGTATCCAAATACGACGCAGGTACTATTGAAAGACGGTAAGCCTACGGATTCTTGGATGCGTGAGTGGACTCAAGACGAGAGGCTCGAGAAGTTCTTTGAATTCTGCCGAGAGTTTGATAAGCGAGAAGATCGTCTCCTTCGAGAAGACTATCAGATCTTCTCCCATCGTCTTCATTGGCATGAACATCCTTTCGTGGAGCTCATGACAGGAGTAAAAGACTCTCGTGATCGTCTTTGGTACGCCCTCGTCTTCTCGTTTACCAATGAGCATTGGGGTACTCTAACTCATCTGATGACCCACGGCATCGATAAGACTCGCGAACACTTCAAGCATAATCGCCATGCCCGTTCGGACCTCTTTCAGATCTACTATCCCAAGGGTACGGACGTGAAGGAGTGGCTCCTGACTGGACCGCTGAAAGCGGCGAATGCTCTGCATCATCACCTTACAAACGGCAAGAGGTACACGATGATGCAGTTTGCCAAGATCCTCGAGGCTCACTTCAAGAAGGAACAAAACTTTCGTTCTCCGCTCTATCCGTGTAAGAACACGGCTCGATACGTCGCAATGGCCTATCCTCATCTCGTCGATCCGGAGTCTGTCCTTTTCGGCGGCACCGGACACTTCGACGGCATGCATCAGATCTTCCTCGAGAACGTCAACGGCAAGGTGAAGTATGAGATCGATGCGGACGGCGAGTTCGTTCCAAAGAATCATCAGGCCAACGTGTGGCTTTCTCAGATGAGTTACCTCTGTGAGCATCCAGACAATCCTATGACTTCGCAGAAGATGCTGAACGTAGAGGATAAGTCATGTTTTTTTGCAAAGTCTATTTTTATCCATCATGGCGTAAAACATCCAACGAAGCGTATTCCTTATGATTGGATCTTTCCGATGGATTTCGATCTGGCCAAGCATCCGGAAGGCAAGGTCGTGCTGAATGGGCACACGACGCGTCGTCTCTGGGATAAAAATTACGATCGCGCTACTTTGGAATTTACAGAAGTCTGAAGTGCGATATAATACTTACATGATGAAAGCTCTTGTAACCGCACCCTTCATTCCGATAGTTCCTCGTCTGGCATCCCATCGATCCGCACAAGGCGTCATCTACGCGGATCAGATTCGTCAGACCGGCAAGTATGATCGCGTTGACGTCAATTGGGCCGGTAATGCCCATGAAGATCATAATGAGTATGATGTTGTGTATGTGTATTGGGGTTCCGATTGGACCGGTACACTGAACCTCTTTGGCGGAGTTCAATCCTTTCCATATGCATGGAACATTCGTAACTTCTCGAAGTTCAGAGGGAAGGTGTACTCTCTGGCCGTTGACTTTCCGGCCATCGATGAGATGATTGCCGAACGCATCGAGAATGCTCGAAAGAACTCCAAGGAGATTCAGCCCGAATGGCTCGAGACGGATCTGGCGAATCTCAAGCGCATGCGCCTCGAGTCGACTCGAGTTCGCTTTCCACACGTCACGGACAAGATCGTCATTGGAGACTCTCATGCCATCTGCATGCATCGACCGGGATGGACCGTGAACTCCGTGCCGTTCAAGACTCTGAACGGCGCTCTGAACACTGGCCTGAATACGTTCATCGATGAATTCACGAGCCTTGATAGGGTATCATCTATAGAGTGTTACTTTGGCAACATCGACGTGCGCCATCATCTGTGCCGCATCGAGGGTGATGCCTTTGAAAATGCTACTTCATTGGCCAAAAGATATGTGCAAGCCGTAGATGCATTATCTATTAAAAACAAATCAGTCTATGAACTCCTTCCAATTGAAAATGAGTCACGTAAGCTTCCTAAGACTGGTTACTATAAAGGCAAACCTTTCTGGGGTTCTTGGCAACAAAGAGATGATATTCGCAGAGTATTTAATCGAGATCTTGAAAATCTTTGTAAAGGTAGAGGGATTCGCTTCATTCGTTGGACCGATTACCTTCTAAACTCCAAGGGAGAGCTCGATTTCAAATACATGGAGAAACCTCATTCGATTCACCTCTCTCGAGAGTTCTATCCTCACTGGAATGGTACGTCTGAATTTCCAGTGCCGGACAAGAAAAAGTCTCTGAAGAAGATGAATAAATCAGATATGAACAATCACACGACTATCCTCGAAGAATTCTTTGCATGATTAAACACGCATCCATAGTTCCTCTAATCGGCGGAGAGACCATCGCTCAGCAACTCGAGTTCGACAATACTCGACCGGACTACATCCTCTCGTTCTCTCCATTCAAGGACAATGACGCTCATCTACTCAACTACTACAATAACGAGGTGCCATACTTTCTACTCGATCAGGGTCAGAAGCATTCACACTCGGTTGATGTGGTCAACACGGTCTGTCCATGTAGCGGACTCTCTTCTCTATCACAATCCGCGGCTTCAAATTCCAAGATGAATGAGTGGATGTACCGTTCGGCGGAGTACGTGCTCGAGAACGTTCGTCCTCGTGTTATGTGGGGTGAGAATGCGCCGCGATTGGCGTCCAAGCTTGGTCAGCCGGTCGTTGATCGCCTTCGCAAGATTGGGCACAAGAACGGATACACGTTCTCCATCTTTCGTACGGCCTCTCGCCTTCATGGACTCTCTCAGGTTCGCGAACGCACGTTCTACTTCTTCTGGAAGGAGAAGGATCGTGTTCCTCTCCTCGAGTACACGGACAAGAATGCTAAATCCGAACGTATCGAGGAGACGATTGATCTGGCCAAACGCTGCGCCAAAAACGATCCGATGTTTCAGATTTTAGCCAATGAAAAAGTACCTTCTCAAGATCCTTATTACCGTTACCTGCTCGAGGAAATTCTCGGCGGCATGTCACATCGTCAGTATACTGAGTCGCTAACACGAACGATCAATGTCCTTCGAACGATCGAATCATCCGGACACGACTACATGAAAGTCTCCGAATGGATGGCTCGTAATGGCTTCTCCAAGCACGCCGAAAGATGCAAAACCATGCATCTGAAGCTTGGCATGGGAGGCAACATCATGCGCAAGCAGATCGAGGTTCCATGTGGAGTCATCGGTGCCTTTGTCGGTCACATGCCCACGCATCTGACTCATCATTGCGAGGATCGATTCCTCAATGTCCGCGAAGTCCTCTCCATCATGAAGATGCCTCTGGACTTTCAGCTTCTGAATCCTCTGCGCAATCTTAATCATGTCTGTCAGAACGTTCCGGTTACTACGGCTCGTCATCCGGCTCGCATGGTTCGAAAGTATCTGGAGGGTAAACTTGACTTCGTCAATTCCGACTTTGTGATTCAGGATAATCATCACGATCGCATCGAGAACGCTTCTTCTCTGGAAACATTCTTTTCTTAATAGCTGTACAAACAAATTGGAGTGGTTTATATTAAACAAACAATGAAGATCGATCGAAAGAAACTATATGAGCTTTACATGAAGAAAGTTTCAGACTTCTGTGAAGATGAAGAGAATGACTGGTGTTCTATCGTAACTCCGGAATTGGTCATCAATTTAGTGTCCGACACGCTTGAAGAAAATCATGAAGTAATCATCGCATCATCCAAGAAAAAATAATTTATGTCATCAACATCATTACTCGAACGTCTCAAGAAAGCATCCAAGATCGACGGTGCCGAAGTCATGGCCGACTCGAAACTATTCGGCACGAAAGAGTTCACTCGAACCGAAGTGCCCATGATTAACGTGGCCCTTTCGGGTTCTATCGATGGAGGCCTCACTTCTGGCCTCACGGTTCTGGCCGGTCCATCCAAACACTTCAAGACGAGCTTCGGTCTGCTCATGGTCGCTTCGTACTTGAAGCAGAATCCGGATGCCGTGTGCATGTTCTACGTCTCCGAGTTTGGATCTCCGCGGTCTTACTTCACCTCGTTCGGCATCGATCCCTCTCGAGTCCTTCATACGCCGATCACGAATGTCGAAGAACTCAAGTTCGATCTGGTCTCTCAGCTCCAGAACATCAATCGCGGCGACAAGGTCATCATCATGATCGACTCGATCGGCAATTTAGCCTCAAAGAAAGAAATCGAGGATGCGATCAATGAGAAGTCCGTAGCCGACATGACTCGAGCCAAGGCGCTCAAGGGTTTGTTCCGCATGGTCACTCCGATGCTATCTTTGAAAGACATTCCTCTTATCGGAATCGCACACATCTACATGACACAGGAGATGTATTCGAAACCTGTCATATCGGGTGGCACTGGAATAGTATATTCCGCCGATACGGCATGGATCATCGGGCGTTCTCAGGACAAAAACGGAGATGAGATGAAGGGCTATCACTTCAACATCAACGTCGAGAAGTCACGCTTCGTCCGTGAGAAGTCCAAGATTCCGATCTCCGTGTCTTGGGAAGGCGGTATCGAACGCAATTCCGGTTTGCTTGATATTGCCGTCGACGGCGGATACGTGCTCAAGCCTCAAGTTGGATGGTATGTCGCACATGATCCAAAGAGCAAGAAGGACCTGAGCAAGAAGCTTCGTGCCGATCAGACCTTCGATGATTCATTTTGGAACACCATCTACGAGAAGACCGACTTCAAAGAATATGTTAAGAATCGTTATGCAATGGGCCACAAAGAGATGCTTGCTACTCGCAAGAGCTCTGGGGCTGAAGACGAATCCGATTGAGGACGTCGACTATCGCATTGGTTTCTTTCAGACTGTACAAGACACCAATGCCGTGATAGAATTACTGACCGGACCCTTCAAGGGAACCGTGTACAGTTACGACTGGGTACGAGTCACTGAAGATCCCGAGCTTGGAGTGGCCAAGCTATCGTTCAACTACACGATCCTTCATAACACTAAGTTCATGAATGATTTGAAGTTTCATCAATATGCCGGCGACATTCTTAGAGAGATTCTGCTGAGTCCCGGATCGAAGATTGGCAAGAAAGAATATAATGGAAAACTTACAGAGACTGATTCTTAAGACGTTTGTGAACGATGAGGCATATTGTCGCAAGGCAATGCCTCACGTGAAGCCCGAGTACTTCGAGGGTGGAGAACGAGTGGCTTACGAGCTCATCCTCGACTTCATTCTCAAGTACAACAAGATTCCGACTTCTCCGGCTTTGACCATCGAGCTCGAATCTTCGACCAAGGGATCGCTGGAGACTCGAAATCATGCGGCCGAGGTCATTCGAGAGTTGATTACACCTGAGAAGGTTGATCACGATTGGCTGATTCATCAAACCGAGAAGTGGTGTCAGGAACGTGCGGTCTTTCTGGCCGTCATGGAATCGATCGCGATCATCGATGGTAAACGCAAGGACACGGCTCCGGGAATGATTCCCAACATTCTGCAGAAGGCATTGTCGGTCACGTTCGATACCAACGTCGGTCACGACTACGTCGAGAATGCTCCTCAGCGATACGAGTACTATCACAAAAAGGAATCTCGTATGCCATTCGACATCGAGATGCTGAATGCGATCACTCGTGGTGGTGTTCCCAAGAAGACGCTGAACATCGTTATG